CTTAAGTCAATGGGTCTTCCTGCACGTGGTTTAAAGAATCGTGGCAAAACGCCGCGATCCCTCTTCACCGCCTCAACAATTAGCCGAGGCATTAGAGGCATCAAGATGCCGCAGGACCTTGTAAATAAGGAGCTTAATGAAGCTTTTGACAGGCTCGAGAGTACGAAGAAAATACCCTCTGAACGTCTTCTCAGCGATTTGGATCGCTTTGTAGATAAAATAATGAAAGGAAGAAATACAGAGGGCGATTATGTCTTGCCTCTTCCCAATAACAAAGCGTGTTATGAAAACACGAGGGAGGATGCTGGTGCCTTAATTTCCTGGGATCTTAAGAAAGAAATACCCAAGGATAGCAATGATTGGATGGACATAATCGAACAAGAGGAATTGGAGGACCCGATAAAGAACATGTTTCGAGGAAATTTAGATGATGCGGAACGAAAGAACGATTGCCGTTTGGCGCCTATAAAGGCCGGCGGAAAACTTCGTTGTGCTACACTACAAAATGCAAGTGTTGCCTATATCGCCAGATGCGTTAACGCCGTCATAATGCCGTACACGAAAAGATTCGCAACAACAAAAGAGGCTATGCGGGGACGCAATATAGTTCGTATTTCCTCTAACTCAAAGGAGAAGTTACTAGTCTATTCCGCGGATTTCTCAAAGTCCACCGACTACTTTTCAGTCGAACTCGTTAAACGTGTGCTGAAAAGGATTGGCTATAATATTAAAAAGTTGCCAATATGGTACAATGATGCCATTAATTCCATTATAAAAGAATATAATATGGATTGTGTTGAAATTAATCGACGCGGTAGGATGCGGTGCGGAGCGCCAATGGGTCTCGGTCCTGGTTGGACAGCCCTTTGTATCGTAAACGCCTTCTGTGCCTATATGGCAGGTGGCAGTCGTTACGACCACAAGATTTGTGGTGATGATTTGGCGGCTCTCTGGTCGGAATCGACCATCAATAGATATGAGCACCTAGTAACGGAAATGGGTCTCGTTTTTAATAAAGCAAAGTCTTATAGATCAACTTCATTCGGAGTCTTCTGTGAGAAATTCGGCATACGCAAAGGAAATATGGTCACCTTCACATATGGTGTCGGTATTGGTCAAGCAAGCGGTTGTAAGTCACTCGAGGGAAAATTCTCTCGGCTAGCATTTAGTGGGCTATCGCAAACTCAGAATATGAGCTCACGATTCATTAT